TCTATACAATCATCATTAAACCGAAAGTGGTTCGATTGAAAATTACTGATTGCGGTGTGTTATCGTCATTACCATCAGTCAAGGGTATTGTAATTAATACCAATGATCTCGATGCTAATTTGAGAAGCAACAATGCTCTCCAAGGATACCGTATCGAATATATCGAGAGCGATGGAACAAAAGCAAGAAATGTGGTGAGATATGTGACGACATCTAATAGAGTTGTGCCTGTAACTGATAACATTGCAAATACAAGTCAAACTGCGGTGAGATATAGATTTGATGACTCAGGTAACTTGTTGTTCCTTCAAGTGACACCTGCAAGTGCATCAGCAGTGAAACCTAACGTAACACCATTCATTGGTGCACCGGGTCAAACTATTTTAATGTCGAACACTAATGTCAATCCTGAAATGATTGAGATTGAAATGGTAGAAAATACTGTTGATACATTAGTTGACTACGTAGCTGGCGAACAAATCAGAGACGTTAAGAAAGGTATCTTAACTTATTACGATAAGGATAGAAATATCACAAGACAATTTGACGTATACAACATTGAAGATAACATCAACAAGGAAGAGTTGTATGAGGTTAAAGAAAAGAGAGCGACAATCGATCCAACTGAGGATTTTGATACGATAACTAACGATGTTAATGGAGTATAAGCATGGCAAAAATTAAGGTAATAAATAAAAGAGATGGTAAGGTTGCTGTAGGTAGTTCATTTAGAAACATACCTTCCGAAACCTTATTTACGTTTGGTGATTTTTCTCTTGAAACAAACTTTAGTACTCGTGTTGTCAAAAATTATGGCAACACCTTGAGTTCTTTTGTTAAGCCAATAACTCTTGAAACCCTTAATGTTAATGAAGTCGATTCATTGAAGATCATGAATTATACTACCAATGTTAATCTTAACATTGACGTATCTGATTTAGGTGCTTATGTGAAATATGGCTCGTTGAAAGAATTACTTAGAGTATCTGTTGAAAATATCATTCTTGAATATCCTTCAAGTTTGTATATCAATTATCAAACTCAAAATGGAACAGTGTATTCTGTATTCAACTACAATTACGATGCGTTGACCGACAAATCTACTTTCATTGTTCCTGTGAATAGTATTAACAATCCATTTGGGTTGGTAATCAATCAGGGTAACGAACAATTACCACAAGATAATGCATTACGTAACATAAACGTAAGTTATAGTAACTACATAGTATGGAGAGCAGAATCTGCTGACACTAACAATTATCAATTATTAGGTTTCACCGGAGTATCAAACATTGCGCCATACATGACGTTGATTGTTGCTGGTAATCCATTCCCTGAACTTAGTGCAAGTACACAAGGATTTTTCAAATATCATATTAAGCCACAACCACTTTATTTTAATAAGTTCTACGAAGACCTTAGTAAGTTAGAGAAGTACATGGTTGCTGATAAGACTGAACAAGGGTATCTCATGTCATTCAAGAAACCAATTTTGCTTGAGGATGGTGGTATTGCTTATGGTAATCAAGATGTACTGTGGACAACAATTGATGGATATAACGTAGACATCTCAGGTGCACTATATGATAAGCTACTTACTGACTTAGGTGAAATAGGTGACATTTATGACAAGTTCAAGAGTGACACTATCGCAAGATTTTTAGTACCTCAATCGTTATTGTTATATGATACTACCGAAGATCAAAAAATGTCTAAACTATTGAGAGTATATGGTAGAAACTTCGATAACATCAAAGTTTATATCGATGCTCTTGCAAATATTAATACATTAAGTTACGATAAGAAAAATAACGTACCGGATGTTCTTGTTAAGAATTTGGCGAAGACGTTAGGATGGGATGTGACCACATTGGTTAGCGATGACGACTTATTGAGTAGCTTCTTTGCTACCACAGCCATTGCCGTTGATGACTATACTCCACCAGAAGTTGACATTGAATTGTGGAGAAGAATTTTGTTGAATACTAATTACCTATTCAAAGCAAAGGGTACAAGACATGCACTTAAAGCAATGTTCTTGCTTGTTGGTATTCCAGAACCATTCATTGACATAAAGGAGTACGTTTACACTGTGGATTCAGTAATTGATCCTTCAACAGTATCTGTAAGTCTTGCTGATCTTCCATCTGCATCGCTTCCATATAATAGTGAAGGTTATCCAATTTCTCCAAAAGAAACAAAGAAATTTTATTTCCAGATTAGTGGATCAACTGATTCTGGTCAAGCATATATTGATAACTATAGAGCAGTTGGATTTGGAGTAAATAGAAAAGAAGATAATAAAAAATCTTGGGTGAAGAGTGGAAGTACTGAAAGAGTTCATCCATCAACACCAAATTACTATCAGAGAGACAGTAATTTAATAATCAACACAAAAGAAATTGATGCTACGCTTGACATCGCGAGAGGTATTGAATTTGACATGTTCAAATACAATATCGATAATAACTTCCCTATCACTGATACTGGTAGAACGAAGCCGATGATATATATTAACATTCCATTCACCTATGGTGCTTCGGCAGATACTTTCGTATTAACTGAATCAGCACAAGGTGACATTCAAGTTAACTTCAACGGCATTACACTTAGAAAAGGATTAGACTATACTCAAATAGGTGCAACTACCATTCAATTGATTGGTGGTGTTGCGCAGACATATACAAATGGTAGTAAAGACATCATCACGTTAACGTATGCCAATGATCACAACAATACTGGTTTCTATAATAATGTTAATTTCATTGTTACTGCAATCAATGCTGATCCAAGTGGTATTGTTATTCCGTTACCTGAGATACCATTGGGTGAAGTACAACTTACTATTAACGGTATTAGTTTGGCAAAAACTGGTTCGTTGTTTACTGGTGACTACATTCAAAATCCCGGTAATCCACAAGAATTACTTGTTGTTAATAGTTCGTTAGTTACATATCTTCAAAGCAACCCTGTTGTGGTGATTTCATATTTTAATTCAACACAAGCTGAGACCTTGCAAAAGAAATCAGAGGTTTATAGAGTAGATAGTTTCAGTGCTGCTAAGTTCTTCTTCAATATTTCGTTGAGCAAGTATACTTACGTATTGGATTACGAACCACCAGATGTTAATGCCATAAAAATTGTTATTAATGGTCTTACATTACAAAATGCTACAGATTTCATTTTGAATCCTAGCAATAAGAAGCAAGTCTTGTTCAACACCAACGCAATTAACTTGGGTTATATTATTCACGTCTTTTATGTGATCGACACTAAGGTTGTTGATGTTGCAATTGATTTTGGTGATTTTGAATTCCCTGATTTATCGACAATCACATTCTTGGAATACCTTGAATTGATTAATAGAAGATTGATCAATGCGAAGAACAGAAAGACAGTTACTGACCATGAGGGAGGTATCTATCCAACAGTTCAGAAACTATATGAAGAGTATTTGAAGAGAGCATTTGCACAACCACCGTTAATACCAAGTAATGGATACACGTTTTATAACCTATATCCATTCATTAACAAGTTCAATGCATATTTCCATAAATTCATTGATCAATTGTTGAGTGCAACCATTATTTTGAAGAAGGGTGGAGTACTTATAAGAAACACTGCGTATACGAAGCAAAAATTTACGTATCGTAGAGGTGTGAGTTTTAACCCTGCATTGAATTATTTGGGTGACGATGGATCGGAATTTAAGGTTGCAGTACCAATACCTACTGCTTCTCCGTTATTCATATTCCAGCAAAACGAAGATGTTGAACATCCAAACATATATCAGGATGGTGAAAATAATCCACCATACTTATTTCAGGAAACTGAACTATAATATTAGAGAAAATTAAAGAACTATGTTTCATCAAATAGATTTTACAAAATTAGGTGGCTTCCCGTTAACACAAAACGCGATGCAATTCATTCAAGAAAGTTATAATGAGGCACTTGAAGCCGCATCAAGAATTGGTGGTCAATACATCATATTAAGTGGTCTCACTGAGGCTCCACCAAATAATTTTAGTGCTGGTTGGGTTATCTTCAATGGAGAGATTGTACCGTTTGCTGCTGGTATTGGACAATCTGATGTGAAGATAGTTGAGACCTATAGTGGTCTTACATTTAGAGACGGTAGTACTCCTATTGTTTATACAATACGTACTGCTCAATTTACTACACCTGTTACTGGATCAGTTCCATTTACAAGTTTTCAAAGATTAAATTTGGAAATTTTAAAGACACAAGTTAATGCTGCTGCTGCAACTGCTGGTACTGCCCTTGCATTGGCAATGGCAGTTTCTTCTTCAACTCAATCATTTACTCCGGGTATGATCTTGATGTGGACTGGTAATCCATTAGCATTACCGTTGGATTGGCATCTATGCGATGGCGCACCAAATCCAAAAGTAGGATCGACAGTTGTTATTCCTAATTTAAGAGGTAAATTTATTGTTGGTTATAGTGCAAATACTGGTACGTACACTATGGGTGCACAAGGTGGTGTTGCATCTGTAACATTATCAACTGCTCAAATGCCATCGCATACACATACTATGGCTAGTGCTGGTGATCACCAACACTACGTAAAAGAAGTTGATAGAGGTGAGGAAGGTTCGTCTGGTACTGATCAATCTGTTGGTAGTTGGAATGAAGCTGGTACACAAAAAGACACTAACGTTACTGGTGCACATACTCATTCTATCAATACTGCTGGTAGTGGTACAGCACATGAGAATAGACCTCCATACTATGCACTTGCATATATTGTTAAATTATAATTGAGAGAAAATAACTTATGACAGAATGTTATTCATTACGACACAACCAGACACTGATTACTATATATGGCAATTACAGGTACAGCTAAATAATTTTAAAAAATTTGGCTGTGAGGATAAGTGTATTGTTATTTTTGGATACAATCCTGCATTCGGCATTAGTCCAAATGCGGTAGAGTTTGCCAAGAAAACAAAAGCTAAGGTTTTGTATTTTCCTGATACTAGAGACTTATCAACACGTCTTTATGTACCGTCTATTCGTCCACACTTATTAAAAAAACTTTATAAGAGAAATCCAGAAATGATTCTGAATAAGAATTTTTTGTATTTGGATTGTGACATTGTTTTTGCTGACTATCCTGATTTTAGTAGAATGAATGAAGAGAAATTTGTTCACCTATGTAATACGGAATCGTTATTCTCATTTGAAAAACTAATGAGATCGAATAAAGAATTGTTTGAGAAGATGTGTAAAGTCGTTGGCATCACTCCATATGTAGTTAACAAGTATTTTGAAACTGCGGGAGGAATTGCATATGCCTTCAAATTCTTTCACTACTTTGATTATGATTTTTGGGATAAGGTGGAAAGAGATTCGGTTGGTTTGTATAAAATCATGCTCGTAAGTAACAATGAGGATAGTCTTATGCAGATAATGAGTGCCAATAAATGGGCACTCCTTTGGAACCTATGGTTGATAGGATACGACACAAAAATTTCAACTGAATTGTCTACTTCATGGG